ATTTATTCTTGGAGGGGCAATGAGCAGGGATAGAAATAGAGAAATAGAAGACGGTTTTGGATGTGCTGGATACGGATCGTTATCGCAAGAGGAAAAGGAGGTTGAATCCCTCCGAGCTGAGCTTGCCACTGAGCGGGAGAAGGTGATATGCCTCCGCAAGGGGCTGGAGAGGATCAGGGATCATAAGCATTGCGAGTCACCAGACGGACATGACACTATTCATCGTGGCAATGGTCATAATTATCTATATATGGCTGGAGCAATGGACGGCCACCGTTGCTGTGCCGCAATCGCAAGGGAGATATTGGAGGGGAAATGAAACGAAAACCAAAACCCATGCCGCCAAATGAAGTGTGGATTATTGAGTGGATAATAGCCAAGAAATGGATAATTTTCACTCAAGCAAGCGTTGGGTACTTTTATTCAGAACCTGCCTGCTACAAAGCGTGTCAAGTATGGCAGGGCATGTACACTGGAACTAAGTTTAGAGCTACTTGCTATGTGCCGAAGGAGGTCTCAAATGCTAAACCTTGACGCGATTAGGGAGAGGGAGAGAAAGGCGACGAAAAGGTGGATAAATTCTGACGAAATATCGGACCTACACGCTGATATCAGTTACCTCCTCGCAGAGATCGACAGGCTCAATGGGATTATAGAAAGGGCCAAAGTAGAATTTGCGATACTGCGTAAAATATGTGTCGCCGAGGAATATGAAAATGCAGTAATTGCCATAGATAAGTGGCGGGGAGAGGCGGGGAAATGATGAATCTATTAATTCTAGCCTTAATTTTACTTGGATTTAAAATTATTCACATTCTCTCAGTACGCGACGATGAGCGAATCTGGCACCCAGGCCGCCCGCCCATCGGCCAGTGCCTGGTCAGGCGGATCGGGTCCACCACGTGTCAGGTAATGGAGATCACCGAGCCCACAGGGGAGTGGGAAGGAATGGAGTGGATAGAAACGCCAAAATAACAGAAATCCTGTCAAGCATTTTGATTTACTACTGCAATAAAGACTTACGATTATTTTCCCTAAATTATCTGCAATCTCGTAATATAAAAATATACACATTCCAGCGTGCTTGTCGGACGCGATGGCGGCCAGCTTTACCGAGAGCGAAGCGAGCGACAGTTCGGGTTTGTTAAATTCCTCTTGACATTGATACATTATGTAGCGTAAGAAATAGCTGATTATACTACATACGGGCAACCCGCCGTATCCGAGGGTGCGCATCGACGCTGTTATCCAGAGCTGTCAAAACCCACATGAAACCAGTGCTTATAGTCAACCCGATAACGGGCCTGCAGTGCTATACCAAGCATCCTGAAAAACTCATCGAAAGAAGTCGGCGAATAAAGCCGGCAGTGGAGCGCATTGAAACGATTATTGACAAGATTCGCGTGATTGATCGATGGGGATTTCCGCATACGCAGTGGCTGAGCGGCGAGGTAAGAATTGACGATTGAAGAAAGTTTAGTGCCCCTCACCCCAAATCAAAGAGCATTTATCGCTGCATACATGCAATGTGCCCAAATAACAAGATCCGCTCAAGCGGCAGATGTTAGTTTGCAAGCTCATTATTCATGGCTAAAAGAAAGCGATAACTATGCGGAAGCATTCAACTTAGCTAGGCCAATAGCCATTGCTCGATTGGAAGAAGAGGCTATTAGACGAGCCTATGAAGGAGTTGATGAGCCAGTATTTTACAAAGGTGATGAATGTGGGGTGATACGTAGGTATTCAGACAGCCTAATGCAAACTCTGCTTAAAGGGCACATGCCTGAAAAGTATCGAGAGCGAAGCGATACGATATTGAAAAATCCCGACGGCTCAAGTCTATTCAATAAATTCGAGGTAGTATTCCTTGATCGAAAAGATAGGGAAAGCTGAATTCGCCGGACCAGCACGAATCCTTTACGGCCCCGAGCGATATAAGGCCCTATGGGGCGGCCGGAACGGCATTAAAACGTGGTCGGTTGCCCGGTATCTCGCTATTAGAGGAGCGCAAGGCCCATTGCGCTGGCTATGCGGCCGCGAGCTGATGAAATCCATCAAGGAGTCTGTTCATCTGGTGTTATCGGATCAAATCAAGATGCTTGGCCTGAGCGATTACTATGATATCCAGCAGAACGGCATTTACGGCAAGCAAGCCTGCAACAAGGGCACGATGTTTGTCTATGCAGGGCTAAGGTCCCTCATTCAGGATCCAACCTCATTGAAAGCCTATGAGAGCTTTGACGGCACATGGATTGAGGAAGCCCAAACGATTAGCAAGGCGAGCCTGAGAACCCTTATCCCCACATTCAGAAAATCCGGCAGCCAGATTATCTTCACGTTCAACCCACTCCTCGAGACTGACCCGATTGTTGATTTCCTCTTTAAGCATCCGCCCCCGGACCTTGCAATCGTAAAAACATCATATCGTGACAATCTTTGGCTGTCGGATGAGGCGCAGCGGGACATGGATCACTTGCGCGAGACTAATCCGGAAGAATTTGATCATGTCTATGAGGGGGAATATCTCAGCCAGGTTGAAGGCGCAATATTTGCGAAAGAACTCAAGACGATGGTATCGGAGGGACGGGAGACCAGTGTACCCTACGATCCATTGCGCCCCGTTTACACGTTTTGGGATATTGGGGACCGCTTCACAAGTATCTGGATTGCGCAAAGCTATCCGCTCGAATATCACATTATCGACTATGTGGACGATGAAGCGCTCAGCCTCGATAGGTATTTCAAGATCCTCGCCGATAAACCCTATGTGTATGCCAAGCACGCACTGCCACACGATGCCAACGCCCCTCAGTTGGCGACTGGCAAGACTATTCAACAGCAGGCACAGGGAATAGTGGGTCGCGATAAAATCGTAGTGCTTCCAAAGCTATCGCTCAAATCTCAGATTAATGCCGCGCGCACCATTCTCCCGCGGTGTTGGTTCGATGCGGAGAAATGCGCCGACGGATTGCATGGATTGAGGCATTACCGCTGGCCGGAGACAAGTACGTCGGGCATTCAACACGATGAGCCGTTACATGATTGGGCGTCACACCCGGGATCAGCGTTCCAGTACCTTGCCGTGGGAATCAAGGACATGCAACTGGCGCCCAAAATGCCGCCGCCACAAACCAGGCGACCAGCATTATCACCATGGCTATAATTGCATTGATCGCTGAAATTATTATTGTGTTGATTGTAATATGGCTCATAGCAAACGCGAAGGACTGATGCAAAAGTTAAGTAATGCCGCCGTGCTGAGGATTCGTAAGGCTATTGCTATGCCAAAGCCGGATCCTAAACCCGCACAGGCGCAGCCTATAAAAAGGAGTTAATGAAATGGGCGTTGTAACAAGTCAAGACATCTCAACCAACACCGATTATATTCTAACGGCTCTTGCCAAGCTGAAAGCATCGTTCCACACTGGGACGTTGACTTCCGATGAGGTTACGCAGATCAAAGCCGCGATCACATACGGATACAACCAAGGTCTGATTAGCTATGCCAATAAGGGCTATGCAGATGCGGTAGCCGACACGCTGTTATCCCTGGAGTAGTCATGCAATCCCGCCAAGAGAAACGCGCAATCAACCGCTTCCTCAAAAACAACGGCCTGCCGAGCCTTGATTCAACGTCTGGACTCATGGAAGCACTCGGCCCGCGCATCGATGGACACGCGCACTTTAAGAGCCTGTTGGTCCGCTGTGAGCCGGTAGAGCGCCAGCATATGTACGATGCGCTAAAGCCTCATTTGCGGTTTACGCCGCATCCCCTGGACGTCTACATCGCAATGGCCGGCCAGGAAGCAGAGGCCAAGCAATTGCCGACATGGGACGGAAACGCGTTTCACGAATATAATCCATTTGCAATCAAAACCCTCTGGCGCGCCTCCATCAAAGTAGATAGCCTGGATTCCAACCGGCTAGTGCAGGCGATGCGATATCTGCAGCGGGACATACCCGATGAGGTGCGCCAGGAAGTTATTTACAAGGTTCACGTAACAGACCGCAATGGAGAGCAATGGCTTGAGATCAGCGCGGGCGTGTTTGTTAATGGGGAAGCACGGAGGATACAGTGAAGAAAAAACTGACCCGCATTTGTTATGATTTTTTATCCGAGGTAGGAATTTGTTTACGCGCGGTTGCACTGGGATTGCTTGGCACATACTGTCTCTACTTTTTTGTACTTTGGGTTTTCTAATGCCCTACACCCGACGCCAAGTCAAGAAACTCCTATCGTCCGGCTCGCCGCTCAGTGATGAGCAACAGGCTAAGATGAAAGCGGAACTCCACTCTAATCCAAAGCTCGGGCATGCCCGCAAGGGATCAGCCGCGATGAAACGTAAATGATCGACGACACCGAAACCAGCACCCCATCCGACGAAAAAGAACTCAAAGATATCCGCGACAGGTACGACTATCTCACAAGGTGCTGGGAAACTGCCCGCAAAGAACGCGCTATCGATATGCGCTATCTCATGGGGGATCCGTGGGAAAGCACAGACCGCAAAGCCCGGGAAGAGAACGGCAGGCCCTGTATATCTCACGATGAGTTACGGCAGTATGTCAATCAGGCCATCAACAGCGCCCGGCAGAACAAGCGCGGCATAAAGATCGATCCGGATCCACAGGATGGCATCGGCCAGGAAGAAGCCGAGCAAAAGGCAGAACTGCGCCAGAATCTTATCCGCACGATTGAGTATCGATGCGGTGCGCCAAATACCTACATCAGCAGCGGCTTTGAACCAGCCATCCGTGGCGGATATGGATTCTTCAGGATCACGCGACAATATGTCGGCAAGCGGTTTGAGCAGGAAATTGTAATAAAGCCCATCATGAATCCAGACTCGGTATTGTTTGATTGGGATTGCAAAGAAGCCGATTGGTCGGACGCCAAGGATTGCTTTGTGCTGGACTGGCTTACAAGGGCGGAATTCAAGCACAAGTATCCTAAGGCAAAGATAAAAGACTTCACATCGGATAACATGAAGCAGGCACCTTCATGGATACAGGATAAAAAAGTGCTTGTCGCCGAATACTGGAAGGTCGAGAGTACATTTTCGAAGCTGTATCAGCTCGAAGATGGAACTGTAGTTGAATCACTACCTAAGGGAGTGCAGGCAGTAGCTGAGCGAGAGTATGAGAAGAAAACGCTGGTCCAGATGATTGTGAATGGCGTTGAGATCATCAAGCGCATCCCGCAGCCCGGCGAGATCATACCGATCATTCCGGTTATCGGTGAAGAGGTATGGGTTGACGAAGGCAGCGGAGCAGAACGGAAATTGATATCGCTAATCCGGCTTGCTCGTGACCCGCAGATGTCGCTGGCTTATCTATGTTCGCAGGAGATGGAAGAGGCTGGACTTACTCCCAAAACGCCATTTATCGGCTATAAAGGTCAGTTCGAGTCAGACGCCAATGCTTGGGACAATGTAACGAAGATACCGGTCAGTCATCTACAGGTCGACCCGATAGTTGATGGAGCAACCGGCGCCGTATTACCCCTGCCTCAACGAGTACCATTCACTCCTAACTTCCAGCAATACGAGATTGCCAAGGATTCCTGCCGACGCGCTATCATGGCGGCCATGGGAATCACTCCCCTGCCTACGGCCGCTCAGCGTAGCAACGAGAAATCAAAGATTGCACTGGATAAGATCGAGCAGATGCAGCAGGTTGGATCGTTCCACTTCTTGGACAACTGGGACCGATCGCTCAGACTGGCCGGCCGCGTCATGAATTCGTGGTTGCCCGTGGTTTACGATTCGGCCCGCGACCTGATGCTGCAGAAACCCGACGATTCATTCTATCAAGTTAAAATCAACGAGCCATTCATCGACGAGAAGAACCAGGAGCAAATCTACAAGATCGAAGAGAGCGATAACCCGGTTTCTATAAGCACGGGACCAAGTTCGCAGAGCCAGCGAGATGAGGCTACCGCATTCTTGGATGTTTTGATAGCCAATCTTCCAAATCTCCCGATATCTCCCGAGCAACAGGCCAAGCTTCTTGCGATATCAATCAAGATGAAGCAAATGGGATCCCGCGGAGATGAAATGGCGGAAATAATCAGCCCGAGCGATAAGGACAAAGGTCAGATACCGCCCGAACTCATGCAACAGCTCCAGCAGATGCAGCAACAGCTTCAGGCTCTAAACGAATACGCCAAACAGAAAGAGGCCGAAATTGCCGAGATGCAGAAAAAGATCGAAGGCCAGGTAGTCAATAACGAATACAAGGTCAAGATTCAGGAGATGGAAAATCAAAACAAGCTGGCCGTCGCTGCCATGAACAACGAAACAAAGTCGCTTGTTGAACGGCTGGCGCTGTTGGAAAGCTTTATGGAGAAACTTGAAGGCGAGAAGCATGAATCGGACATGGGAGACCGCCAGCGGGAGCATGAAAAGGAAATGGCGGATAAAAACGCCGAGATAGAAGCGGCCAGTCAGGCCACGTCACAAGAAACGCAATCATAAGGAGAATAAAATGCTTATCACCCAGGTTCAGAAAGATCAGCTTATTAAAGATTTGGACTATCTCAAGCAAAAGGTCAACGCCTATGGCTGTGACCCGCAATGGTCGGCAACCGTAGGGGCTCCCCCAGATGGAGCTGTGACCTACGACACCGAGAGGACCGCAATTGCGATGCGATGCATTGACATTGCGATAACGACTATTACCTGGATAATTTAGTGTATAATGATTGCGGCTAGGGTCATTCCCGAAAAGTCGGATTCCCACCGACATGCCGCAAAAACCATGGGATCGTAAGGGAAACGTGACAAGACGATGTGCAAACAATGCAAAAAACAAAGATGGAGGGATATACCTGAGATTTTCGCTACACAATACGGACCCGACGATAATGGCGACGGTAAGAAGTCTGCATATATTGCGATAAGCGAGGCTATCAGAAGAACAAAGAAGGCCCGAAGCGTTCTCAGGCGCAATAAACGATGCACTAAAATATGTGATTATACTCTGCGTAATTTGCGCTTTTCGGCTTGGGTATTAATGGTTAATTTTGAAAACAATAAAGGATGGATTAGTGGCGGTTGGATGAATGGGTATCGTAAAATAGTAGCAGGGCGCTATAATAATTGGTTTATCTAATGAATGGAATTATAGCTATGTAGCTCAATAGTAGAGCGGCGGATTTATCCGCAGGTAAGAGTTCAAATCTCTTCATAGCTCCAATTTATTAACCTAAAGGTCGCAGAAATGCGGCCTTTTTTATTCGCTGCTGGCTTTTCCCGGTTGGAAGGGATGAGGGAGTAATCCCAAAAGGTGGGGACCTTAAAAGGTCAGGTGTCGCCACGCTGGTTCGATTCCAGCAGCCAGCAGCGAATTGGAGATAACATGGACGCAAATAATGTAGCCGTGGAAGCAACACCGTCCGCCGCGGTTGAAATACCCAAAGACGAAAAAGCCTATGCTGAGTGGCGGCAGACTGGAAAGCTGCCCGAGGCAAAGGCAAAACCCGCGAAGGATGACAGCGATAGTGCATCCGGTTCCGACGCTGGCGACAAGCCAGGACAAAAAAGCGCCCCCGCCCCGGAAGCGGGTAAAGAGACTCAGGAGAAAACGAAAACCCGAAGCAATGCTCAGATCCGATTGGATGAACTTCTTGAGGATCTCAAGAGCGCAGGTCTCTCCCCGAGCGAACTGAAGACGTTTAAACGCGAAGCCGTAAAGACCGAACAGGCAAGAGAAACACCGGAGCCTACCGTAAAGCTGCCCGAGAGACCGAGACGACCAAAGCGAGCTGATTTCTACGATAAAGACGATCCTGACGAGGCTTATGAGGCCGCTATGGATACCTATGAGGAAGAAGTCCGCAAGTTTGACCGTCAGGAAGCGGTTGCCGAGTTTCAGCGGTTACAGGCCGAAGAAAACACCACAAAGGAACTGACCGCGAAGCTAGCGACCGCCAAGAAACGCTACGGGGATGAAGCCGGTAGCACCATCATAAGCACAGTAGGTAAAATCTTGGGAGATAACAAAATCCCAGGAGCCATTAAGGCGATTATCAATGATTCGCCTGTTTTGGTAGACCTGCTGCATGTGATCGGTAGCAAGCCCGCAGACCTGCAGGAATTCATCGACCTCGCCCACTCAAGCCCAGGACAGGCCATCAGGAAGGCAATTCTTCTTGAGCGCCTGGTAATGGAAGAGCTAGAAAAGGGCACGGGAAAAGGAGAGAAAGCGGAGCCAGAAAAAGAAGAAACTGGCGACGAAGAAACTCCCGAACGTGATGATAAGGGTAAATTCGTTTCTCCTAAAAAGATAACGAAAGCGCCTCCTCCACCGGAAGAGGTAGGCGGCTCAAAAGGAGCCCCGCCCGATGAAGTAGAGGCTGCAGCCAAGGCCAAGGACTTCGCCAGCTTTAGAAGCGCGGCGAATCGTCGTGACCTTGCGCGAGCGAAAGGCATGTAATGGCTACAAATCAATTCATCAATACCGATTGGGTCAGTATGGAGATTCTAAGGCTCCTGCTCAACCAGTTGGTTTGTTCGGAATATTTCAGCCGCGATTGGGAAAAGGATTTTAAAAAGGAATTCGCGGTTGATGATACAGTCAGAATCAAATTCCCCTGGAGACCGAAAACCATTGACGGAATGGCATATGTCCCTCAAGGGATCGACCGGATTTACACTACAGTTACCTTGGATCAGTGGATTCAACTTCCGTTCGAGTGGGACGACTATGAAAGGGCAGTCCGCCTTGAACGATCAGAAGCCGAACTGAGGGAAAACTACTGGAATCCTTGCGCTGCTGCATTTGCGCAGGAATTCGATTCCCGGTGCGCTCAATGGGCGTATCAACACGCCAATAACGTAGTGGGCGCCCTTGGCACCGACAATACCACGGTTCAGGCATTCTATCAGGCCCGGCAGCGGATGAGGGAGATGGCTTGTCCTCCTGGACCGCGTGTCATGCTGATAAGTTCAAGCCAGATGTCAACTCTCGGCGTCAATATCACCAATGTTTTCCATCCCGCAGATGAAATCACGAAGATGTGGAAAGATGGAGCCATTGGCAAATTGGCTGGATTTAATTTCTTTGAATCCCAATCTCTTTATAGCCACACCGCCGGAACATGGGCCGGAGCTGTAACAGTGACTGGCGCAAACCAGTCCGGAACGTCGCTCATCATCACAGGGGGAGCGGGAGACACATTGTTTAAGGGAGACAAGTTCTCCATTATCAACGTCAATGCCGTCAACCCGATGACAAAGCGCGTGGCTGGAGTGGCCGCGGCTAAGACCTTAACCGTCATGGAGGATTATGTCCTGACAGGTGGAGCTGACACCATCAGTATTCTGCCGGCCATTTACGGCCCGGCGAGTCAATATCAAAACGTCACAGCCCTGCCCGCAAATGGCGCGGCTTTGACTCTCTGGCCCGGTACGGTAACCCCGAGTGGACATGTCGGAACCGTCGGACTTGCTCTCTCGAAGTTCGCCTTCATGCTGGTAGCTGCAAAGCTATTTGTACCGAAGTCGACCGAGAGCGCGGGACAGGCCCAAGACCCGGACTCTGGCATCTCGATACGCAAGGTGATCGCTTGGGATCCGGAGCGTTCCGTACAAGTCAACCGAATGGATAGCCTAATTGGTTTCGGAGATGGCTACCAGGATTCCGGCGCTGTTTGCGTCGCAATGGCATAGGAGGCAGCCATGAGAAAATATTTCACCATAATTGCTTTGCTTTTGGCTCTTTCGTTGCCGTTGATGGCTCAAACAACGACTACATCCACAACGCTGACAGCCGCAGTAACTTCATCCGCGACCACGATCAGGGTAGCCGCTACAACGGGCTTTGTTGTAGGGACTACCTCTGTTTTGGTCGATCATGAAGTCATGGCGGTCAATGGGATCAGCGGGCTAAATATCACCGTAATGCGCGGAAGCAATGGAACGGCAGCCCAGGCGCATAACACATCTGCTACCGTCTATGTCGGACCCACAGGCTCTTTTGTAGCATGGCCTAATGATCCGATGGGACGCTGTACTTCAACCCAATACTCTTACCTGCCTTTGCTCAACGTCAGAACGGGCAGTACGATAAACTGCACCAATTCTGAATTTGTTGTCACAAAGCGCGGGATCAGCGGTATTCTATCCTCCTACCTTGCAAACCTGGATCTTCAAACATTCAGCGACAGCAAGCCGGTGAGGATCAATTCCAGAAACTACACCCAAACAGCCGGAAGTTCTATCGCCTTCCAAGTGAAACCGGCTCAAACCGTGAGCAATACCAGTTACATAATCGGCGGCGAAATCAGCCCGCGATGTAATAGTGGAGTTGCTTGCGCCGGGGTAATTGGCCTGCATGTCGACGCCTATCTCAAGGGCACGGCTGTAGGTACAATATCGGGTGATGTTCGTGGCCTGCAGATCGAAATGGTTACGGATGACGCAGGCACTCGTACTGTCAGCGGCTATGTGGCCGGACTCCGTATCAGGTCGGCATTCTCTGCAACCGCGATCACGGGTAATTTCGTTCCGATCCGAATTGAATTTCCCGAGGTACAAACCAATAGTCAAACCTATGACGCCGCGCTGGAATTTACAGGAACAGTCGCGGGCGTGTGGGATGACACGGACGCAGACTCCGGAGACACCGAGGCGGGGTATCTCAAAGTATTCGTCAACGGCAATGCCCGCTATATAGCCCTGTACTCTGACGCACCTTAACCTAAAACAATCTTCCCCGGGCAGGGTTTCGGCTCTGCCCGGACTCACATCTATATGAAAAAAGCCATTCTATTTTGTCTGATTCTGTCCATCATTTGTCCATCTTTGTCTATTTGCCAGGAAAAACCCAAGGAACCTGAAAAGCCTGCCATGACCCTAGAAACCCTGCAGACACGCATGGGAACCCTTCAGAAGGGTAGAGAACAGGCAATCGCTAACGTAAATGCTTATGACGGCGCAATTCAGGAGTGTCAATATTGGATTGATTATTTGACGCCGAAAGAAGTTAAAAAAGATGAGCCTGAACGAATCAAAGACCCCGACAAGAAGTAACTTAACCAAAGACCAGCAGCGGCGGGAAATGGCCGCTATTTATGGTCGAAATGAGGAAATAATTATGTCAGATAAAGAAAAGACATTTATTCCGGCGGAAATCGCCAAGATGAAGGAAATTATCGCGCAACAGAAGCCAGAGAGACCGCGCGAATTTGACTTGAATCATCCTGAATTGACAGCCGGAATTATACCGCCATACCGCCATCAGGAATATCCCGTAATGATGTATAGGGATGGATCGGCCAAGGCGGCTAACGACGCTGAAGAGGAAAATAAGGCCATTGAAGCAGGATGGGGCAGAGATCCTATGACCAATTCTCCCAAACCGAATCCAGAATCCGAAGAGGGCGAAGAGATTCAGAGGCCAAAGCGCGGCCGCCCACCGAAGAACGAAGAAGGCAGCTAGGAGCCTGAAATGAAAAAACTAATTCTTTTCGTCTCGTTATTCGCATTGCTTGGACTGCCACTCCATGCGCAGATGAACAACAGCGGATACATCAGCGCGGCCAGTACGGCATGCGCTACCGCTGGATCATGTGTTGAGCTGACAGTCCCTAGCGGTGCATCTTCGGCAAGTCTGACCATTTCCCCGACATACGTAGGAACCTTGCAATTTGAAGCAACTGCAGACGGAAGCAACTGGGTGTCTTGGCTCTTTAGTCCGTCAACGGTAGGGACGGCGGTATCGTCAACTACCAGCACGGGCACATGGACCGCACCCGTTGCCAGCTTGACCAAAGTAAGAGTCAGGGCAAGCGCATACACAAGCGGCAGGGCGGGAATATTTATCAATACGGGAAGTGGGGCATATCAAGTTAGTATCGCTGCGATCAAAGCCTACATTGAGACCGACCCATGCGCGTATATAGAATCAACAGCCTATGCTATCGACCTGACGGCAGATACCAAGATAGCTACCGGAGTAGCGGGGCAGAAATTCTATATCTGCTCTTTGGCTTTTAATACGGCCACGGCTCAGAATATAGCTTTCATTGAAGGCACGGGAGCCCTTTGCGGCACTGGAACCGTTGGAGTAATTGGAGGCAACGCGGCCGCTAAGGGATTTAATTTTGCGGATAATCAAGGGATATCATGGGGAAGCGGCAAGGGAACGGTCGCAAAGACATCAAACACGGGATACAACCTTTGCATCGACATAAGCGGAACGGCTCAAGTATCCGGTGCTATGACATATGTTCTAAAGTAGGTTTCATGAAGAAACTCATCATTCTCAGTATTCTCCTATCGACATCGACACTTTTCGCGGCGGATCCAGTGAGGATTTCCCATCCTTATTACCGGATGACTGGAATCTCATATTCCAAGCGAAATATTTACAACGTCGATTACACGCGCATTTTGATGAGGGAGAACCCGGAATTCTCAGCGCTTGGCGTAACCGGGCGCGGCATTGTATGGGGAACTCTTGCCGACCTAACCGCATGGGCTACCCTTGGCGAGTATCAGGCAGCCGCAATTCCACTGGTTGACGGAGTTAATTATGATCTTTATTCAACCTATTGGAGCCCACTGGTAGGAGAGGCCAATATAATATACACGCTCCGAGGATACGATAAAAAGGTTGTAAAAATAAATGTAGACACTTCCGTGGTTACCGTTGTCGGATCATATGATCCCGGAGACGGCACGGTTGTAGCCAATGCCCATGCCATAGGATTTACCGAGGAACTTGACCCAGCGGATACAAAGATCGTTGTAGATTTCGGCGATGCGGCAAAATGGAGTTGGTCAGGCGAGATAAAACTTTCCGATGGCAGTATGGTTACCCTCTACACTCCGGCCGCATGTTCCGCCGATGGCAAGCGATGGCCTCAACAGGGTACAGGACACGCGCACAGAAGCCCAAACAAAAACTGGAATGCTACCTACGGAGACGGCGCCGGGCTTATAGGAACCCAGGATTTCAGCACGGGATCAGGTTGCAATGTTCTTGCACGAGTAGACACCTCCTATTCAACATATCCGGATGAATCCCCTACGCATTCATCGTGGACATATTCGAATTCATGGTTCGTCAACAGCACTGTGGGCGCTTACAACGGAGCCCAGCATGCACCGTACCTCACTACGGATCACGTTTATAAAGTAACTTTCGATCCTGACGTTTCGCCATACTTTACTTATGAAACTCTGATCTCAACGGATACAGCTGGATTTTGGAATACTCCAATTCCGCCAGATCCTGACGATGATAGAATTAGATGTGATGGATCAATTTATGAATGGGTTACTACAACCTGCAATTTTCATGCTCAAGCCTGGACTTACGTAAGAAAAGACGGCAATCAAATAGTTTACTGGTCAACGGATGGCAAGTATTCCTATGATGATTTTCTCTATAATGGATCGTCTCCTTGGGGAACAGAGGGAATGTTCCTTTATGACTTGGCTCCCCAAGTGCCGCCTGAGCCCCCATCCGTTACCACGGCTTCTGCCGGAGACCTTAAAGCGACATCGGTATCGTCGGGAGGAAATATTACCGATGATGGCGGCGGGACAATAAGTTGGTGTGGGGTAGCCTATGCTACCACGCCTGACCCGGACCTGACGGATGGTTATACAACCGCGAGTTGCCTGGGAGAAGGTATATTTACAAGCACCGTAAGCGGACTTGCCGCTTGCTCAACCTATTATCTGCGCGCCGGAGTTACCAATAATGCCCCTGCACCCAGCAACACGCAATGGGGCGAGAACGTGATGACTTCGCCCCGCGGCGATACTACCGCGGGAGAATGGATAGGCGGATCTGGAGTAGCTTCGAGTCCATACACAATCGACCACACGAAAGTCACGGCAAACTTAAACGATTTTCCAGTGTACGTTCTTCTATCCGACGCCAGGTTCAAAGACACAGATAATGGTGGCTCTATCCGGCCCGATGGATTCGACATTACTTTTTATTCCGATGTAACCAGAATTCCGGCAGAACGCGAAACCTATGACGGCGTAACCGGAACATGGAAGGGCTGGGTAATGAGCAACCTAAGTTCGGTGAGTGATACCATTATAACCGTCAGGTATGGAGATCCGACGCAAACAACCGACCCAAACGATGATGCTACATACGGGAAAGCAGCGGTATGGGATGCAAATTTCGGGGCCGTATATCACCTATCGACGGGAAGTTTTCTTGTCGATTCGGCGGGAACCTATACTCTCACAAATAATGGAGCGACCGGACAAGCGGCGGCACAAATCGACGGTGGAACCGCAGAATTGAACGGATCGAGTCAATATTTCAGCAACGCATCCTATGCCTTTACGCCAGGAGCCTCCGTTACTCTTGAATGGTGGCAGAAACAGGATACGGCGGACGTTCAAGCCAGTTCTGCTTTTACGACAACCAACGACACACAGCCCGACAAATTCCAGACGCATGCCCCTTATTCCGACAGCAATCTTTATTGGGACTACGGAGATATTACCGATGGATCAGGCAGGGTAACATTCAGCTATGCGGCGTATTTGGATAAGTGGAGCCACGTCGCACTGGTTTACAACTCGGCAACAAATCTGCATGCCGTTTATCTTGACGGGGAAGTGGTAGATTCACATACGTCGGCAACAAAAACGGTGACAGCATATACCGGATTTCAAATCGGCTATCGCGCAGCGGTAGGATATCATAAAGCCTCTATGGATGAATTCCGCATCAGTACAGCGGCACGTTCAGCGGACTGGATTCACACGCAATATCATAATCAATCCGACCCAGCGACATTCGCAGCGCTTGGAGCAGAAGTGCCGGACTCAGGGGCCTTTTATGTCATGTCGGCCGTTATTCCATATTCCGTAAAAGATGGTTCCACTGCCCTGACTCACGAAGCTGGCACCTGTCCAGACGACCTAAACGACAACGAGTGGTGCTGGGTAGATGCGACCGACCGCCTCTACGTTCAAACTGACGGCACCAACCCAGGGGCAATAACAATAGGATGCAATTCATCAAGTGTGAGCGGCGATTTGATGATGACCGGCATAGGCAACTAACATCGGGAAGTGAGTAAAGATGGCAACCTATTACGCAAGAGACGTCGGCGGAAACTGGAACGCTAACACCTCATGGGATTCCGTGAGCAGTGCCGGTGCTGGTCCTGCTGGTCCGCCTATAGCCGGTGACACTGCGGTATTTGATGCCGGGTCTACGGGAACGATTACGCTGACTGCGGCCGCAGCGTGTCTTAATTTGAATATGGCCAATCATGGGGGGACGCTTGCGTTAGTAGCCCAAACTCTCTCTATTGGGGCAAATGGGTCTATTGTTTTAGGTGGCACCATTACGGCAACTACGGGCACTATCGCATGCCTTAGTACGGTTTCGATCACGTCAAATGCAATAAAGTTTCCAGGAACTTTAAGGTTTGCGGCCTCTGCCACATATACACTTGTCGATAATTTATCAGCCACTGACCTTGTTATTTGGGCGGCAAATCCTACTTTTGCGGGCGAAAATATAACCTGTGATAACTTCTATTGGCCACCATCAAGTGCTTCTGCATGTTCATTAACGCTGGTTAGCGGTAAAACGCTGACTATAAGCACATTGCTATATTTAATGAGTTGTTTTTCCAATCCGGGTACACAAACAGTTAAATCATCCACGGCAACCTCTGAAGCGTTTCTTCATTACAACGGAACTGCGGCAAATTGTATTGTAGCGAATATGATCTTTACCGACATAAACTGCGCTCATCCAATCTACAACTGGAACGGCGGGACACTCACTCGATGTACTGGAATCCGAAACGTAGGCGCAAACGACATCGGGCACATGGGATGGGAATCAGGAGCATGGAGGTAGTATGCCACTTCACCAGTTAGACACCGAAAATGCAGATCGAAATCTCACCACGCTCATAACGGTCCTGACCCACACTCCCGACGCGTCCAAGCCGACTCTATGCCAAGGGTACGTTGAATTTGGAGACGGTGCGAAAAACCTCTCAGCTTCAGGTGGATCATTTCAGCTCACGATCACGGTCGGCGGGCAGACCATCCAGCCCGATCCTCAGGTGATGACATTCAGCACGGCTGTCAGGGCAGGAGTGTGGACTACGATATTCCCAGTCCCAGCAAACAAGGAAGTGATCCTGCGAGTCTTATCGCCTAACGCGGCGGATTCAGATGTTGATGTGACGGCGTACCTGTTTGAAGTCACATACGGATTGCCTGATGCAGTCGCGGGTGCGGCTGGAGGGCTATCCATCGTTGGGAGTAGCATGGCCGTGGCTGTCGGCGGAATCGCTTCAACGGCATTTGCGGCAGGAGCGATCGATGCGGCTTCCCTTGCCGCAGACGCGGGAACGGAAATAGCGAATGCTGTCAAGGCGGCAATCATAGACCTTGCAGGGAACTACACGATTCAGCAAGCTCTGTCGATCATTCTGGCCGCGATAGCCGGAGTAACTACCGACGGAGGAACAACGCTTAAAACTCCCGATGGAACAGCAACGAGAATTGCCGCAACAATAAACGGGGCTAATGAACGAACGGTGATGACGCTGACCCCATCGGCATAGGAGACACATGCCAGCATATTGGGCAACGGGATACTGGGCTACCGGGTATTGGGCAACGGGATACTGGGCAGGATTCGGAGGTGGCGGTGTAGGGACCCCCTTCATGAGCCCACTCACGCACGTATGGGGGCCATTATGAAAAAACTGTTAATCAAAATAGCTCTAAAGATTCTCACTCATTACAAATATCCAGTCTTTGTCATTGATCCAGAAATGCAAATTGTCGTCAATGACGCCGCTGCTCTGATCAATGCTACTGAATTAAAACACCCGACTCAGAGTGGAGAATTCAAGCGCCATCAGGTTTATGCCGCATTGATAAAACAGCACCCGTCTACAGCCCGGCGTGATATCGGTTGGGCAATAGAACAGGCAATTCGAGGGAAGTAACATGAAATCCACCCAAGGCAACGAAGCAATTGTCATTGATCCGGAACTCGGGCTTGAACAGGTCCGAATAATAAAGCAAGCCAAGATAAATGTTTCGGCAGCCGGAGATAATCCCGCCGTAGCAGCGGTAGCCCATCGGAGAATAAGACTGACGGCGCAAAGCTTATCGGTAGCTTCCGATGTAACAGTGGCCTGGATGAGCGGAACTGGAGTGGGAGCTACCGAAGTAGTACCGCCCCGCACTTTTAAATCGGGCGGCGGCATAGACGGAAACTGGGGACCGCAAGGATATTATGGTCATACTGAGATAGGTGAACCACTAACCATAAATTTAGGCGGTGCCGTTCAGGTTAGCGGTGTCATCAATTACATCGAGGAATAAGCATGTCCACATGGCAGGAATTAATTATTAGTTCATTGGTCGAGATTAATTCATACGCAGCAGGAGAACCGCCCGATAATGTGCATATCGTTCTTGGAATGGATCTGTTAAATGACATCGTTGACCAATGGGCGGCCCGGCGGGTTTACGCCTACTGCGATGTATTTACGGCCTATACCTTGACAGCGGCTCATCAACCGCACAAACTCGGACCCGGACTCGCAGCTCCCGACTTCGCAGGAGCAAGACCGGCAAGGGTCAAGAGCGCGGCCATTATCCTTACCACTTCAGTTCCCAACATAGATATTCCGATTAATATTCGTGATGCAGATTGGTGGGCAAATAAACGCATAAAAGCATTGGCCTCGAATATCCCCACTGATTTATACCGGTCTATGCAGCGCCCGACGCAGAACTTTATTTATGGCCCGTTCCCGATACAGCCTATGGAATCAGATTGCAAACATGGGTATCGGTGCAACAGGTTACCTTTGCCAATTTACTGACGGATTTTGTGGCACCCTATGGATACAAAAGAGCGGCTAAGCTCACGTTAGCGGAGGCATTATGCCGACCGATGGGCAGGCCGATGCCTATCACTTTGCCAGCGGAAGCGGCACGTGCACGGGCAATAATTCAGATGAACAATGACAAATCTCCCCGTATCGCTTCCGCCGACATCGGAATGAGCGGAAGTAATGGCAGTGACTTCGATTGGATGACAGGCGGACCGGCTTAATGCAAATTCCAAATTTCGTTAGTGGATTCAACATAGCTCAAAGCAAGGTTGTGGGCAATGAAATCCTAAGAAATCTTTATGTTGAAATAGCCAACGGCCGGCCGGTGATGTGGGGAACGCCTGGGATTCTGTCGCGCTACGCTATCGGAGCCGGTCCTATTAGACAGCTTTATTATGGAAATGGTCGATGCTTTGCGGTTTCCGGGAATCAATTATACGAATTATTTGACGACTATTCCTCCGTTGTGAGAGGCAATATTTTCAACGATGGTACTCCCGTATGCATCGCATCGAATCGTTTTCAGCTTTGCATTGTCAGTGGCGTACTGGTTTATATTTACGACCTCGCAACGGACACCTTGGTAATTGTGCCGGGATTAAATCTGCTACAGGTGCGTTTCGCCGATGGTTATTTTGTTGGACTGACCCCTGCATCCCAAATGATTCGGATTTCAGGACAATATGATGGCCTGGCATGGGCAGCGCTGGATTTTACTTCGGCTGAAGGCGATCCAGATAATATCGTCGGAATTATGGCGGATCACCGCGAGATATGGACATTCGGAGCAGAAAGTACGGAAATATTCTATAACTCCGGACATCCGGACATGCCCTTTGAACGCATACCAGGTGCCCTCATTGAGCAGGGATGCGGCGCAAGGGAAAGCCTGTTAAAGCAAGATAACGCCATTTTCTGGCTTGGATCGGACTCTCGGGGAGACCGCATTTTCTGGAGAGGGCAGGGATATATCCCGTTGAGAGTCAGTGATCATCCTATCGAATATCAACTAAGCCAGATGTCCCGGATTGACGATTGCATCGGCTATCCGTACCAGGACCAAGGGCATAGTTTTTGTGTATGGAGTTTCCCTACGGGCAACAAAACATTTGTCTATGACTGTGCAACTAAGGCATGGCATGAGCGGGCATATTGGGATAAGGCGAGATCGGTTTGGAACCGTCACCGCGCGCAGGTCCATTGCTTTGCCTTCGGCAAGCATTTGGTAGGGGATCACGAGCTTGGTATTGTTTACGAGCAGAACATAAATTTCTTTGACGACAATGGCAGTGAAAAGCGCTGGATGCGGGGCCTTGCACTCCCAAGGTCTGAGAATAGATTCATGTTTCCGGCCAATCTTGAAATCATGTTGGAAGTCGGAGCCGGAATAAATCCGGCCCTGCCTGGTATTGACCCCGGAAACCCGCAGGTAATGCTGCGCTATTCCAAGGACGGCGGTTATACCTTCGGTCCGGAGAAGTGGCGCGGAGCGGGCAAGATAGGTGAATATCTTTATCGGTGCCGGTGGGCGGGAAGCCTCGGACAGGCACGGAAACCGTATATCGAAATATCGGGGTCGGATCCGGCTCGAATTGCATTGACAGAAGCTTATATCGACATGGAAACAGGCGATGCGTAGGGCGCACTGGGAGAGGGCTCCATTTCGGACGAGCCTATTTAAGCGGGATACGTCCGGTAAGATCATAAATGACAGCACCGGGCAACCGATCATCAGTGAGCCGTGGCTATCATTCTTTGGCAATCTTGCCATAAATGCTGGATTGCTCGAGGATCTGGAAGTTCTGCAGGCATTAAACAGGGATGCTTACCAGCCAGCGGATGTGCAACTGTCAACGCCGATTGAATCAAGCGGATTTGAGCACGGAAAGATTGATAATTTGGAGGCAAGACTACAGGCCCTGGAAAGCAGCGCCGCTACCCCTCTACTCGATCAGGGCCAGAATATTGACCGACCATTAGGCGAATCCGTAAAACGAGTATTCGATAAAATCGACGAACTCAGCCTTGCGGTTGCCATGGTTGGCGAATCCAGGTCAGCGGCGCAGTCCGGACAGACTATTAAAAACATACAGATTCCGGTATCCGCATTCGGTAAGGCCGCGGCGGCCCCTGCCGACGCAATTTTAGGTAATTACCTTGGATATGAATTTATTGCACTCGATTCGGTCCATTACAACCTGACCAACCCGACCGACTGGAATCTTGATACCGACATTGACGTAGTGATTTACTGGTGCATAGACGAAGGAGACGCCACGAAATATGTGGCATGGGAGCTTTATTACACCGTAACGCGACCGGATGGAACACAAGCAGTGGACGCCGCAAGCGCCACCTTGCCAAGCGGAGACATCGCAATTCCGGCAGTTGCCAAACTACTGGTAAAGACAACATTCACTATCCCTTGCGCTGATATAAAGGTCGGGTTTATCGCGGGGTCGATTGTGTCGGTAACTGGGATTCAGATTGCCAGGATAGCAGCCGCAGGTGCGGCCCCGGCTGCCAATCCGATACTCGTAGGCGGCGCGGTCAGATACATTGCCGACAGAGCCGGAGAAATAATTTAAAGGAGATTTGCCATGATTCTTGAAAAACCGATCACGCCCGCCTTAGTAACAACAACTCCAGGACTGGCCTACTATACCGCAGATGCGGCACTTATGCGGGCAATCATCAAGAAGCTGACGTTTCACAACAGCGATACCGTTACCAGAACCGTTGTTGTGAATCTTGTGCCATCCGGCGGGGCGGCCACTGTCACAAACCAGCTCACGGCTATAAAATCACTCCTGCCCGATGAGACATGGGAATGTTACGAGGCTATAAACCAGACCCTGCTTGGTGGAGGCATGATTTGGGCGATTGCATCGGTTGCCAGCAAAATCAACATACTCGGCACCGTGATGGAACATTCGTAATGGAAATTAGGATTTTAAGAGAAGATGAATATGGCCTTCTTGAAAACATTCCAGACGAAGAGAGGGCCAACGTTTCCCCTGAAAATACAATAGTTGCAGCGGTCTTGGATGATGGAAAGATAAAAGGGCGACTTGTATTAATTAATTTACCTCACATTGAAGCGGCGTGGATATCTCCAGAAATTCGTAATGGAATTGCTCTCGCTAAAATGGAATCGTTGTTGATTGAACAATTAAAAAAACTCGGTGCTAAACTTGTGCTTGGTTTTGCTATAAACAAAAAGATGGAATCATATTTTAAACGCCGTGGATACAGCATTGTGGCAACGGCATGGAAGAAGGAGTTATAAAATGCCTCCTATCGTAATTGCGGCGGGAATCGGAGGGTTGCTTGGAATAGGAGGAGCGGTAATCTCTTCCAAAGGTGCAAAATCAGCCGCCGAAACTCAGGCTCAGGCGGCGGCGGACGCAAGTTCCGTTCAAAAGGAAATGTTTGAGGAGAACCGGGCCGACCTTGCGCCATGGAGGGAAGCAGGGGAACTATCGCTTGATCGTCTCCAGACACTTTTAGGGCTTACAGGCGACACTACGGCAGAGGGATACGGCAGCCTGACCACTCCATATCAATCCTTCACTCCTCCGAACATGATCGACGATCCCAGCTATCAATTCCGGTTATCAGAAGGGCTGAAGGGAATAGAACGTAGCGCAGCGGCTAAAACCGGAACTTTGTCGGGAGCCGCAGTAAAAGACATGGCTCGCTTTAATCAGGACTACGCCAGCGGTGAGTATGCCAATACATGGAATCGCGGTCTAAATGCGTGGAATGCCAACCAGGCAAATTACTACACAGGACAGGCGAACCAATTCAACAGGATGCAATCACTGGCCGGAATGGGCGAGAACGCTGCTGGTCAAACCGCAAATCTTGGAAGCGCTACGGCAAACCAGATCGGCCAAAATATCATTGGGGCAGGTAATGCGACTGCGGCCGGCCAGGTCGGAAGTGCCAACGCTTGGAGCGGGACTCTCGGTAATCTAGGTAGTAATTTACAGAATATGATTCTTCTGCAGCAAATGCTAAGTAAGTCTGGATATCAGATTTAAGGATAGGAGAAAATCATGATTGATCCATCAATCCCCTTGCAGTCTAGGGTGCCACAAATGCAGGATCCGATGGAATCATATGGCCGAATGCTGCAGCTTAAGAACCTCATCCAGCAGGGGCAAATGGGGAATGTCCAGTTGCAGACCGCTCAATTGCAACAGCAACAGATGCAGCAGGAACAGCAGGAACAGAAGATAATACAGGAAGCCTATGGGGCAGTAGGCGGGGATCTGGATAAGCTTCACGAGGCGGTGGCGGGCAAGGTATCTCCTAAAACCTCCATGGCTATTAAAACAGCATCTCTAGCCGACAAAGAACGCCGAGCCAAGCAGACAAAAGAAGAACGCGAAGCAGAAAAGGCAATATATGAGCAAACCGGGAATATTGTCAACGGATTGCTCAGGGCTGATGACAAGACCATGGCTGCAACTTGGCCAGCCGCAAGAGCTCAGGCTATACAATTCGGAGTAAGCCCACAAATACTGCCAGAACAATTTCCTGGACGCCAAACTATCCAGATGTTTGCCAATATGATCGACGGTGGTAAAGCATCAATGGCACGAGATGAAGAGGCTAGAAAAGCGGCAGGAGAAGCCAGGACGGCAACGGAGGCGGCGGCTAAATTGCCTGGTATCCAAGCGGATACTGCCGCCAAGGTTGCAGATCAGCAGGCTCGTGAACAATGGCTTGCGCGACCCGAGAACGCAGGGAAGACGGCGGCGGATTATGAGATTTATAAGAAAGGCGAAGAAACCAAGGCGGGACATATTCCAACTCCTGGTACAGACGTTCCTTATTCACCAGAAGTCGAGAAACAAAAAGTCAAGATAGCTGGAGCAAGGGCAACTCAAAACGCTGCAGGAGTAGTACCGGAAGAAACGATCATTGACTCTGACAGCCAAAGCATTCTAAGTCAAACTGGTCTATCCATGCCCGCCTTCCTAGCCTTAACAGGCCAAGCCTCAAGTCTTCCAAGGGACAAGGTTTCACGCTCAAGAGCATTTAGTGAGGCTCAAAAATGGGCGAACAAAAAGGGCGTGGATATTTCAACCATGTCAGCGCAGTACAAAACCTATAACGAAGTGCTTTCGAAGAATATATCGCGCATGAATAATACCAAGATAATGGAAAGCGAGCTCCAGGGAACTATTGAAAATCTGCAGGGAGTAGTCAAGGCGCAAGACTTGGACAAATTGAGATTTTCCAATGTAATCAAGATTTGGGCGGGTCAAGAAGTCAATGATGATTTAGCGCAACAGTACGCAATGCATCTTTATCAATTGCGGAATGAATTGGCAGCATACGGAGCGGCGACGCAAGGGCGAAGCGGCAACGAGATAACTCTACAGGATCAGCGCGAAGCGGAAACCACTATCAGAAATGGAATAGCGGGAAAATCGCTAGAAGGTCTCGCGACTGCTATAGAAAATTCAACTTCAAAAATGGGTGCCGTTATGCAGAAAAGCGTAGATTCTGCGCGAAAATCTGTTTGGGGCCTGTTCGGAGTTGGAGGAAATTATAAAAGTAAATCAACCCAAGAAACCGGCAAAACGATTAAAATGAAAACTCCCGATGGGCAAACATGGGACGTTCCAGCCGATAAGGTTGAAGCCGCCAAGCAACGCGGGGCGGTAGAGGCAAAATAATGGGCAGCCAAAGTTTTGATCTATCGGACCTTGGAGCTAAAAAGAAAATTGACCTTTCTGATTTAGGGGCCAAGCCCTCGGCAGTGCAGCCGCAAGCAACAAGCCAAAGCGCGGATACTCGCTCATGGTCCGAAAAGCTCAAGCTAGGATCATCTGCACCAGGAGGATCTTTCGCTAAGGGAGCGGTTGATTTTGCGGAAGGTGCGGTTTCCGGAGCTGCTTCAACGGTATTTAAAACCGGGGATATAGTTAGAAGAATGACGGGGCAGGAACGCATTCTAAACAAACCAGAAGTGCAAAGTGCCATGAGAACGCCCGATACGGCCATGGGTAAGGCTGGTAAATTTATTGAACAGGGTGCGGAATTTGCAATTCCAATAGGTGCGGCCGCTAAAGTTGGTAAAATTGCCGGATTAGGAACGGCGGGGAAGGTGGTATTGGAATCTGGAACTTCGGGCGTAGTATCCGCTGCACAGTCTGGCGGAGATCCGGTTTCTACGGCAATCGGAACAGTCGCGGGGGCGGCTGGCCCAATCATAGGAGCCAAAGCGAGCGGGGAAGCGCGGGTCATGAAGGAATGGGCTAGCAAACAGTACGCCAGAGTATTAAATGCTACCAAGCAGGGAAATAAATGGCTTTCTAAAAACGAAGTCACTCCTGGTTTGCTTGATAGAGGCGTAATGGCAATAACGATGAAAGGGCTACAATCGAAGATCGGTAAAAATCTTGGAAAAGTGGGAGCGGCGATAGGGGATGCGTGGGATGCACTCCCCGCAGGAAGCAAGGTCGGGTTGGATGAAGTAACATCCGCCATGGATAAAGTAGCAGCCGAAGCTTTTACGCTAGAATCGGCTAGCGGGAAGATGGTAGCCATGGGACCTATGGCTCAGACGGGATTGAACAACATAGCGTCTCTAAAGAACACGTTAAAACTATTCGCAGAACCAGATCCGCAAACAGGAAAACTCTTAGTCCCGATAGATAAGATACGAAATTTGCGCAAATACTACGATGGGATTGCCGCAAAGGCGGGACGCTATCAAGGTCAGGCGCTGGCGGATGAAAGCATGTCCGAAGCTCACGGAATGGCAGCGGACGCAATTAGGGAAGAACTTGCAAAAGCATTTCCCGATATTTCCGTACTGAATAAGGAATATCATTTTTGGAAAGATGCGGCCAAGGTAGTTGGCGATACGATACTACGGCGTGAAGGGCAGGCTAATCCATTGGGCAGGAAACTGGCAGGAGCAGCAGGTGGGGCGGCTGGATTCGCTACTAGCGGAGTACATGGCCTCGCTCTTGGTAAAGTAGCGGGAGAGTCGCTTGAAGCTCTAGTTACAAGTCCGGCATGGAATACCGTGAGCGCGGTAATGAAAAACAAACTGGCGAAATCATTAGCGAAGGGAAGTCGAGGAGAGTCTGAATTCTGGATTCGTAAAATAGTAAAGTCCGCTGGAATGGCAAGCGTTATTTCTGCCAGGACGAACCAATCACAAATCTTAACACCTGCACTAGCAGGAGCCCAATAGCCACCGGCGCAAAGGCTGTTGTGATGACGATTGTGGGATCTAGACCTTTCCCAATGAACAGAATTACGAGCGCCCAAAACAAACAAAAAACATACCAAGCGCGTTTTAACATTTGCTGATTTTATTACCAAACAAGGATTAACGCCATGAAAAAACTAATTCTTTTAACCGCTATCATCGCCCTATTCTGCGTTCAGGCATTCCCGCAGGGCTCCCTTTATCCATTCGTCGCGCCACAACTCCTGAAGGACAATGGCGACCCTTGCGCGGGCTGTTCTCTCTATGCCTATGTGACGGGCACCACAACCCCACTTGCAACATATTCCGAATCGACGCTAACGGTTCCAAACACCAACCCGATAATTTTGGATTCGGCCGGCCGATTTACGGCATACCTCTCAGGGGCAAGCTACAAATTCGTCCTGAAACTCACGACCGGAGTCACCGTCTGGACGCGGGATCCAATAAGTGACTTAGGACAGTTATTGAGGGCGGATCTTGCCTCGACAGCAAGCGCGGTTCTCGGGGATTATCTTGTAGGAGTCAAGGCCAGTGGCGCTGGAGCTACGGCGAGAACGCAGCACGGTAAAAATTCTGACTGGACCAGCATATACGACTACGGAGCAGTCGGGAACGGCACAACAAACGATGCAGCGGCATTGGCAGCGGCGGTAGCGGCGCACCCTAACGTCATTATCCCCTCAGGAACATTCCTGATAGACACAAATACTACCATAGCGGCAGGAACCATACTGGATTTTCGCGGAGGAATGCTGTCTATAGCGGCTGGAAAAACCCTGACCATAAACGGCCTTATTAATGCCTCTGCATCACAAATATTTTCCGCAACTGGAACGGTAGTATTTGGAGCGACATATCCGGGCGTGGTGATTCCTCAGTGGTTCGGAGCGACCGGAAACGGAACATCGGACGATACGGCCGAAATACAGGCATCGATAACAGGGGCCGCTGGCAACGTAGTCTATATGCCAGCCGGGTTTTATAAAACAAGCACTACCCTAACCCATACCGGACCCATCAATATCCGAGGAGTCCCAGGAGAAACAGTCATACAACCCGCATCGGGAACTGGAACTACCATAGAAATCACTACCGGAGTCGGGGTATTAGGGAATACCTACAGTTCCCTCATTGATGGTATCAACATCGACGGTCAATACGATCCAACTGGAACCGGGATACACCTTGGAACCGCAGCGACGGCAACCGAATATTCGACCGGAGTGGTTTTCCGTCAGGTTGACGTAAATTCATTCGATGGCGTTGGCGGTATCGGCTGGTGGATAGATTCAGTTGCACGTGCCGATATGTATAGTTGCGTATCGATGAGCAATAAGACAGGCGTACTGTTTTACTCAACGACACACGGCACCCCGACTGATATTACGTGGTTTTCCGGTAAAATCATGTTCAATACCGGCGACGGCGTTGACATGCAGGAGGGCCGCGGAATCCTGTTTACTGGCGGCGCGGAAATAGAGTCTAACCATGTCAGAGGGATCTATATTCATCCCCCTGCATCGGGACAAATAAAGAGGGTCACATTTGAAAATATATGGCTTGAAGGAAATCAGGCCGTAAATCCTTTTGCATACCAAGTTGAAATTGACGGAACGGCGGCCGCTTCAATCACGGATATTGCATTCCGCAATATCTATAATGTTCCGAGCGTGGCAGGAACTTATTTTATGCAAACCAATGCCGCTGATAGAGTGTTGCTTGAGGACGTTTATCTGGACTCCGGTCTTGCAAACAACATAAAAATAGGCGGCGCATCGACGGTTGTAATAATTTCAAACTGGAATGAAGTACCAAACGGAGCCGTTGACAGCGGCGCGATTATTTATTACAACGGAGCATCGCAAAATCTAAATTTGGTAGCACATTCCCCAGTTGCGGGCGGCGATACGCTCTATGGCGCACTTGGAGTCTCCAATGGGATCTACCGAGGAGTTGATCAATTAGTAGGCGCACGGGGAGCCGCCGTAGCAGATGCGGCGGGCGGTGTAACGGTAGATACGGAGGCAAGGGCGGCTATCAACGCGCTATTGGCAAGGATCCGGGCGCATGGTTTAATCGCACCCTAATAATGGAGCATAACGTGGACATTCAAAAGAGCACCTATGTTGACGCGGATGACAGAACTCGAACCGGAATGACCTTTGATCTTCTTATGGGACTCCATGCGAAATCAGATCAGCTAAAAGAGTGCTATGATAGTCACAAGGCGATATGCGAGAATCGCTTCAAGAAACTTGAGGACCGGAAAAAGATCGATACGGTAACATCTGCGGGGGCAGGCTTGATTGGTGGCTTCCTCGCGCAGATAACAGGATGGTTTAGATGAAACCTACTCACATCGTAATTCATCACTCTTTGACCAAAGACAACGCCACGGTTTCATGGGACGCTATCCGCTGGTATCACACGCACACGAACGGATGGACGCAAATCGGATATCATCTTGGCATCGAGCTTATTGGCAACCATTATGAAGTCCTCATGGGCCGCATGATGAACGAAGTTGGAGCCCATTGCAAAGATGGCGGAATGAATTCCAAGAGCATCGGCATTTGCCTTGTAGGGAATTTCGATCATGATCCTCCCTGCATAGCGCAAATGGATATACTCATCAAGCTCACGCGATCCCTGATGGAGCTGTTCTCCATCCCGGCAGAGAACGTGAATCGGCATAGCGATTTTGCGGGATATAAGTCATGTCCGGGAACAGCTTTCCCGTGGTCGGCTTTCAAGGCGGCAATTCAATAGGGGGGATTTATGATAGCAGCGATGAAGAGATTGGATGTTTTAGGTTGGCTGTACGGCCTGTTACATGCAGCGATCGGAGGCGGCGCCGGTGCGGTAACGGCTGGATTCAGCGCATCATTGATCGCCCCCAAAGAACTCAGCTTCGGAGGCATGGCGAGCCTCAAGCTCATGGGCCTATGTTTCTGCGTGAATGCAGCATTCTCCATGTTCCTTTATCTGAAGGACAGCCCGCTTCCGAAGGTGATAGAAGAAAAAACTACCACGACAACACAAACGGTTGCGAGCATCACAACGACAACCCCAAAGGAGTAACATGGGCCTCGGCGATAGTGTCGGTATAGATTCGGTAAAGCTCGTTAATGAAGTCACCATCCCTAAGCTGAAGCAAGCGGCCACCGAAGTCATTGACAAACTCAACGGCTTGGTGCTTAATTTGGCGAATGGAGCTGTTATCACAATAACGATTTCTATTCCGTCAAAGGAGTGCGATGCCTCTACTGAAAGGAAAGTTCGACCCGAAACGCTTTAATTCAACGACGCTGGGACGCGTATTATACGAAGCGCAATTAAGTAAAAATTGTCCATGGAATGAACTGGCAGAAAATGAGTATCGGATATATGTCAATCTAGCTCAGCGTTTAATCAATTCACTCGCAGAACAAAAAATCATCAAATAAAGGAGACACATGAAAAGTATTATATGCGCATTGGCTTTACTTTCGATTTTTCTTGCATTGCCAGTATTCAGCCAGGAGCCTGAGAAGCCGACCTTCGGAGCGGTAGGCATATCCATTGACCAGACTGCCGAGAAGTCTCTCGCCGGATGGGGAGCGCTTGGAATTCCTGTATCTGATAGGGTCGTGAGCTTCACCGACTTTGACGTGTCCGTGATCCGTGGCACAACATGGCAGCAGGCTCTTAAGAATGAAGGCGTTCAATACACTATCCGAACCGGCTTTGCCTTCAAGCTATTCTCGCCCCTTAAGGGCGTGTCAATATGGGGTCTCGGGGATGCAGGCGTGGCGGCTGGCGGGCCTGAGGGATACACAGGTCAGACCGTAGTGAGCGGATCATACGCGGGCGGCGGATTCGTCCATGTCGGCAATGAACGTGTCGGCGGTCTTCTGATCTTGCAGGTTGATCAAAACGCAGCTACGGGCAGATCGTTTATTCCGAGGATTGGGGTACGAGTGAAACTATGATTCGGCTGATAATGTTGCTTTGTCTGCTATTGTTTTCCATCCCAGCCCTTGCAATCGACCTCACGTTTGAATGGGATAAGGTTGCAGGCGAAGAGTGGGATTCCGTAAGCATCTACGAGCGCACGGGCACTAGCCTCTTTGTTTACCAGAAAGTTTTGACCACCGATGGAACTGTCCCTACCGCTAAATTGACAGGGGTGACAGATAAACCGCATACCTATGTGGCCCGGAGCAAGATAGGCGCTAAAGAATCAACAGACAGCAATACTGCGGTTTATACGCCCGAAGGCGCTCCGGTCGAAAAGACTCCTACGCCACCCGGCATGTTTAAGGTCAAAAAATCCCCTTGACAAATAATTAGACTTGGATTATAATGGAATAGATCGTTTTACCTTTTGAGAATTCTTGGATTAACTGCAGATTACCAACCAAGCTTGGAGGATTTATGAGCCCTGGATTAAAACCCAGATTCTAATTAGAAGAAGTTTTCCGGGTATGAAAAAGCGGAACCAGAACATCGGCTCCGCTTTTTTTATTTTCCATAGCCCGCCAAATGGGCTTGCAGCAGCAGGCCACGCTCAAATATATTTATTCCAGATCAGAAGTGTGATAGGATTGGTTTGTCTGCGCTGGAGCGACGGCGGTAACGGGGAATGCCTTCTCATTCCCCTCCAGCAAGCCTAGAAGGGGGCATATGAAAGACCTATTCGGCGATAAAGTAACACGAGCGCAAGAACTTCTCCGTCAATTCCAACCTAAAGACAAACTATATTACGGATGTTTTTCCGGCGGCAAAGACTCCATTGTTATTAAGGATGTTTTGCACACTGGCAATATTGGCGTGATTTGGCATCTAAATGTAACAACTATTGACCCACCGGAACTTATGAGGTTTGTCAAAAAACATCATGGCGATGTGGTTTGGGAGATTCCCAAAATACCATTCTTTAAAATGGCCGAGAAGAGAGGTTTCCCAACTCGTCGAGGTAGGTGGTGTTGTAGTGAATATAAAGAAGATCACTCTCCAAGGGGGGAAGTTATGGTTTTTGGTGTAAGGGCCGCCGAGTCTCCCCGAAGGGCAAAAACATGGAAGGAAGTTACTGCGCATACTCGTACTGGCAATTATGTTATCTCTCCTATAATTGATTGGACCGACTCGGAAGTTTGGCAATATATTAAATCTCGTAATTTGCCTTATTGTGAATTATACGATCAAGGTTTCAAAAGGCTTGGATGCGTGGGCTGTCCTATGGCATCTAACAAGAAATTTGAAATGCAACGATGGCCCCATTATGAAAGGGCATGGAAACGATTATTTAAGAACTTGTGGGAAAGAAGAACTGGAACTATCCAGAGAAATGGAAAAACATGGTTTGGAAATAAATATTGGTCGTCATGGGAAGGAATGTACGAATGGTATTTGTCAGGACGGCAACTTCCTAACGAAAATGAATGTCAGGGATTGATTGATTATTTTTCTTCGGGAAACGACACCGGAACGGACAATCAATGCAATGATCATGATTATGATGCAGGTAACACTTACCAAGAAGAGTTAGCCGAATTTGACGATGACAGGGAGGATGCATCGGGCCGATCCTCCGGGCTTAATTCATGACGCAAGAATCATCGGAAATAGTCCATTGCACTGGATGCGGTTTCTGCTGCCTTTCCGAACTGTGTCCTGCCGCTAAAATAGTTCTAGGAGATTTCAATTCCATATGTCCATTTTTATTGTGGACGGACGAAAGATATTATTGCTCCCTGATTAAGACTGAAACGTCTCACCGCATGGAACCGATATTAGCCGAGACGCTAGGTATCGGAACTGGATGCCGTAATCATGAATTTGTGCCGCATATATGATCGTGCTAAAATATCTCCATCGGGGCTTTGCGTAGAGGGATCGCGCTTGCCTTGGGAGCAAGAGATCGGAGGTTCGAATCCTCCAGCCCCGACCAAACTTCCAATATATCCTTCACACCCCCCACACCAATCCCCGCATTTCTTCCCGCACTGATCACTAAATTTGTTAGAACCAAAACATATTGAGACTGTGTTGTTGTGGATTACGATTGGCATGATTCTTTAATCGTCACTCACAAGAAATACTTTATAGTTATTTCGTCCTTTATTCATGCGGGTTGCGTGAGGATGAAAATAAATGAAAAATATATTGACATGCGTATACGACAAGGTATACGATGTAATTCGCTATGGCAAATGACAAAAAACCAAAACGAGTATTAACGATAAGAACGACCGATAGAATTGTTGCTTGGCTAAAGCGCGAAGCAGCTAAACGCCCAACTACTGTAAGTGGTCTCGTGCACTGGTATCTCTCAAAACATGAGAGGGATGGCAAGTGATTATATTTTTGAGCAATGAAGTCCTTAATAGAGGAATGGAGCAGGATCTTAAAAGCCTAGCCCACAAGAACTACCAATATGCTAAATATCATCGTCAATTTAACATTCCCGACCGATGTTCTCAGTGCGAGCGCATATGCAAAGTAGACGCGCATCATGACGACTACAATAAATCTCTTGAAGTGCGCTGGTTGTGTAGGAGTTGCCACAGGAAAATTCATTCTCACGGATTGCAGGCTTTGGCAGACGGAAATAAGGCATGGAGAATATTTCAAGGACTAATAGCGATAGAACACAGAGCAATCGCTAACCGCTGGAAAGACGGATGGGCGATGTTAAATTGCGACGAAAATCTACTGAGCAGCAATAGACAAAACGATTCCTTCGGTGCGGTGCTGAACGCGCATGGGGAACGGCATAGGGAGATAAGACGATGGATATATTGACCCGACGCGAAATTGAAGAACGGCTATTCAAGGCCACCAGAAAGGCGAAGCGACACGCCAAAACATGCCATGATTGCTACGTTCCCATCATGGACGATGAAGGCAATCCGCAATACGTTTCCGAGGCATGCGCTAAGGGAGCCGTGATACTACAGGATTACATTGCGATAGAGGGCAGGTATTTTGCCATGCAGGATTTCCAATGACCGACCAATCCATAGAATCCCGCGACATCATTGATTGGTGCGCAGAATTCCTGACTCAGCGTGTAGTCAGGGTGCGATACAACATCGTCCTTAACTGCGCGATGTGGGCGGCAATTGGATTCGCGGTCGCATGCGCGATCATAAAGGGGAGATAATAGTCATGCAAGATTATGCCGATTTCAAGCCTCACAACAATATACCGCCACGGCTCGTAATCCGATGGTCGTGGCTACTGGCGGCAGTCATATTCTCGCTGCCGTGGTTCTTCGGGATTTGGAAGATATTCGAGGTACTGAAATGACGCCGGCCACCGACGCCGACATAATCAAATGGCAGTTGAAGTGCCTACGCGAAGCAGGCGACAGCCTCACGGAATCCGAAATGAATCTGCTGATTTCATTCGAGGAACAATTCAAGCGGCGGAATTCGCTTTCGGATAGGCAGATGGAAATCTTGGAAGAGATTTATAAAAGGAGAACGTGATGCCAGAACATAGGAATGATTTGGGATGGGTTAACGAATGGTATGACAATCCTCCAAAAGAATATACCAACTGCAGGGAATTGAAACATCCATTAAAAGATGCCGATATTGCCAGAATTAAAATGCGCGGCTTGGATACTCTTTATTGGTGTGATCTCTGTTGTATCCAATGGCACGTTGACTCGTCGGATTAAACAAGGCCTTCCCGCAACCAGACCAGACCGCTAAGCGGTGCTGCTACAGGGGCGGGCGAGAATCCGTGGAGCGACGTTGATGGAAACGTTAATCAGGAGAGCGAGGCACACTCGGTAGTAGCGATACGGTGCGGGTGTAGTGCCAGAGATGAGTATGGTTATGGCACAGAGTATGCGTAAAACACGGCGTCATTTACAAACACGCCGATTGCCTCCTAGTAGGTAACCAACCCTGCCTCCACGGATTAACAACTATGGCCAGGATCCATGCCTTCGGGCGGTCGCTAGTGACCAAACCGGCCAGAACACCATGAAAGGCCACCTAATGGTCCGTCGATGCTCGGTACACCCTGATGCCTGCGAAAACTGCCTATTACTGCCTTTGCCAGCATCGGCCATGGTGTAGTAAACGCGGTGGATCGGCGTTGAACAGATCCTATTTATTTGCTTCACAGAATGTAATGGGCCGCTCGAAAGGGCGGCCTAAGGACTCAATCATGAACCACGCCTGCAACCATTCTAAATGCACCGTAGTCTTCTCCGGTCCCGAGTGCCCACTATGCGCGGCGAATAAGATCATCACGCGCCAGAAATTCGAACTCGGCGCCTACCGAAGGCTTGAGCAGGCCGCTTTCGATGCGGTGCAACCGAGGGCGATGGATATACCGTTAATCAGATTCGAGGGAGTGAAGCCGATATGAGCAACAGGGTAGAAGTGACTAAGCCGTTTATGGGGATCTGCTACATGCAGGTATGTGCTGTAAATGATGCAACAGAAGAAGAAATTCTAAAAGTAGCAAACCGTCAAAATCCGGCAGGAACAACATTAGGATGGGCCTATATTATGCGCGGAGATAGATTTAATCCGGTTCCGTGCGACGATAATCCAGGAAGAACTCATTACATATTGGCCTGCTAAGGAGAACTATGAGCCAACAATTACGATGTGATTTTGGGGGAGAACAAATAAAAGATGAGGAAGCCCAACATAAGATCCTAATCGATGGCAAGGAATACGATTGCTGCGATGGGTGCTTTAACGGAACGGTCATTTTATCTGAAGTGAGGAAAACCCGCACCCGCAAGCCGTCTCCGAAAGTCGGCAGGCCGAAGGGAAGCAGGAGCAAGAAACCGGACGTAGCATCAGTAGCGGCTGTTGTGACAGAATAAGAATGATGGAAAAGTAACAATAACCGAAAACCAATTCGTTTATTCCAGACAACGGGAATAGACAAAAGGAGAACGAATTATGGAGACTAGAATAATAGAAGTTAACGGAATCAAGCTTGAAGTTGACCTTAGAACAGCAACTCAGATTTCGACCTACAAGATTGGGGATAAGGTTCGAGTTCTCGTAAAGCAATACACTGATTACAAATCCTATCCCGGTATAATTGTTGGATTCGACAACTTTACAAACCGACCCACGATAATTGTTGCCTACATCGACGCCAGCAAATACAGCGGCGACCCGCTGCAATTCTCGTATATCAACAAAGACAACATAGATACCGAAATCGCCCCGATGCTTGACGATTTCATTGCCCTTGATAAGTCGAATATCCTTGAATTAATGGACATGATCCACGCCAAAAAACTGCAAGAACTAAAGGAAATCGAAAACAAGAAAGAATATTTCCTGAAATACTTCAACTCTTATTTTGAACAAATCAACAAATAACCAATTCGCCACCCTCAGATTTCGGAGGGATGGCAAAAGGAGAACACAGTGGCAAGTAAATTCACAAAAGCAAAATCAGAGCAAGCTTTCTTTAAGGTAGCAGTTTATGGAAAAACCGGCGGCGGGAAAACCCTAACATCATTGTTATGGGCCGAAGGACTCGCGGCAAAAGAGGGTAAAAGAATCGCCTATATCGACACGGAACGGGGTACGGAATTCTACGCGATGGACATACCCGAGCGAAAATGCCATCCGGCGGCATTTGACTTTGACAGGATCATAACCAGAAGCCTGATGGATACAATCGACGCCATCGAATCCATCGACCCAAACGAACACGGCGTTTTGGTTATCGACAGCATCACCCATCTTTGGGAAGCTGCTAGAAACGCCTACACGGGCAAAAAAATGGCAAATGGCGGGATCCCTATCAATGCATGGAATGACATTAAACGCCCCTACAAAAAGCTCATGAGCCTTTTCCTTGACGGCAACTTTCACGCCATCCTATGCGGACGTGAAGGACTTGTAATGGACAAAGACGAAGATGGCGAGCTTGAAGTAGTCGGGACTAAAATGAAAGCCGAAGGCGAAACGCCGCATGAGCCCCATATTCTTGGTCGGATGAATCCGGATCGTGACGATCACGGCGGATACATCATTCAAATCTTTTTTGAGAAGGATCGTTCTGGAATCCTAACCGGACGCACATTGCAATGGCCGAACTTCGAAACAATAGCCCCTGTCGTAGCCTACTTGTCGGGCGGCATTCAGGGAAAGCTTGGAACACCAGAGGATAACGCTGCCAAGGACTCTGAGGCACAGGAAGCCGCAAAACAGAAAGAGGAAACGGAACGCCGCGGCATGTTCGAGCAGATCAGAACGGCATTAGTTAATTCCAAAAATGCCGATGAGCTTAAATCCGCTTGGAGTTTAACGAGCGGGAAAAAGGGCAAACTTGGAGAGCTTTTCGACCAGCTCCAAACCATTAAAGACACCCGCAAGACCGAGATACTGGGGGTGGCATAATGGCTATCAGGGCAAATAAGCGCTATGTCGGAAAGGTATCCTCTGGATCGTCTCTGATCGAAGTCGGTGCTAACAATACGCCAGCGTATCAGGTCAATCTTACCTGCGAGGACGGAGATACCTCTTTCAATATATGGCTCACGGATAAGAGCCGTAAAAATGCCCTGAAATACTTCGGCATTTTGGGGGTAAGTGAAGGCCAGCTTTCAAACCCGACATATATCGAATTTCAACTTGGTGTCGATATCAACGGCAAGGAAGTTGTATTTGAGGCAAAGGATGATCCTCAATACGGTACACAGGTAGCGTGGATCGGGAAGAAACCAAGCCCAAATTTAGCAAAGGACGCGGCAAGATTTTTTTCAAATACAAGTGGAAACTCTAACACCCACGATGAAAATCAAGAACGTCCTATTGACGATAGCGATATACCGTTTTAACCCCTCCCCACAAGCGGCTCTCGCAAGGGGGCCGCGAAGGAGATTTATGACAGGATTTGATCCGCAATTTTTAATCATGGACGGCAGGGCACGTTTCAACCAAGACCGCGCTTGTGTTATTTCATGTTGCGAAACTCTCAAAGAAGCCAAGAAGGAAATGCGGGAAGATTATCGCGGGTACGACTACGTTGTGGTTCACGGCGGCAAGGTTGTCTATGACCCGTCGAGCAAGGGGTAATTATGATCTGCGATAAATGCGGAACCGATCCGGTAGAGGTGCTACAAACCGAGAATGAGCTGGAGTGCCAGAAGGCGATGGTGACTGAGTTGACTGAGCAACTTGCCGCGAAAGATGAGGAGTTAGCGGCTAAGCATAAAGAGTGCCGATGGTATTCGGATAGAAACCAAGAGCATATTGCTACTATTACCGACCTCCGCTCCCTTCTGCGTGAGGCGATGGAGGAGTTGAGGGCCATATCGCTTCTAGGTGGAAACTTGCCAGATGATCGTTTGACTAATCGCACCGGCCCAAACGATGCCGCTGCTCGGGGATTGATTTACGTGGAGGCGAGACGTATGGCCGCCGCGCTCCTCGCCAAGATCGAAGGAGTACTGAAATGATCCGAATAATTTGCAAGGTTGTTGATGAGGCAGGTGCTATTCACATAGGAAGCCCTGTGTCGATTGCCTATAAGACATTCGATGTTGAGTTGCCGGAAGTAGAAGAGTTTTTACTTTTACATAAGGGAGACGCTCAATACTATCAAGAGCGATCCGTGGTCGGCGTGGAAGTACTCGCCAAGCTCAATGGGGCATTGAAATGAACGACTATCTATATTTTTATTCATGGAGAAATAACTCCAAACGGATTGAGCTGTACGGCAGGCGATTTCGCGTGATCCTACGTGGGGGCAGGAATTCTGCTCTTGTGGAATTTGATAACGGGCAAAAGGAAGTTATCAGCCGTAACGCTATACGTAGGGCCAAGCTGGAGAAGGAGGGAAAATGAGGGTTTTAATCGGGTGTGAATTCAGCGCAGTCGTTAGAAATGCCTTTCTCAGACTTGGGCATGACGCATGGAGTTGTGACACTCTGCCAAGCGAGCAACCTGGCCCGCATATTCAGGATGATATATTAAATCATCTGGATGATGGTTGGAATATGATGATTGCATTTCCGCCCTGTACTCATTTGGCATCCAGTGGCGCAAGGTGGTTTTCAGGAAAACTTGATCAACAAAGAGATGCCGTTTATTTTTTTATGGCCCTTGCAGAATGCGATTCTATACCAAGGATTTCTACAGAAAACCCCGTTGGGATAATGTCAACGATTTATCGGAAACCGGATCAATACATACAGCCATGGCAATTCGGTCACGGTGAAACCAAGAAGACTTGTTTATGGCTGAAGAATCTCCCGCTATTACAGCCTACTAATATCGTTGAAGGCAGACATGGCAGGGTGTGGCGCGAACCTCCATCATCTGATCGCTGGAAGAATCGCAGTAGAACGTATCAAGGCATAGCCGACGCTATGGCCGAACAATGGGGAGATTTAGCCAAGCTGGAGAAGGCTCTCGGGAAGGAGGGGGTGTGAGCCTTTGTCGTAAGCATAAAACAATTAGTAGCTACGCCCTACTTAGTGAGGGCGGAACGGGAACTCTGTGCAATATGTGTGCGTTGGAAGAGGAGATCGCCAACCTTCGAGATGCGCTTGACGGAATAAAACAAAAGGCGAGCTTCCAGTCATCGTCATTTGCCAGAGACATTGCCACCATCGCAGATGAGGTTCTGAAAGGGGAGAAATGAGCCGCCACACTTATCACAGATCAGACCTCAACCAAGCTCAGATCATCAAGGATCTACGAAAGATGGGCGTCGGGGTTGTCTCTTTATCTGCCATCGGGCATGGGGTTCCCGATCTACTGGTAGAGTATCGCAAGCGCATGTACCTGTTCGAAGTGAAGCAGCCCAAGGGAAAGACACGGGCGAGCCAAGATGAATTCATGGCAACCTGGAGCAACGTGTCTGTAATTCACAGCACCGAGGAAGCGATGAGGGTATTGGGGATAATATGAAACCCCGCAAGCCGGTACCCCTTAAACACGACGCCGAAATGGGCGAGGTTGAGATCGCCAAGGCACTCGGCGTGTCGGTGGCGTATGTGAGCCAGACGATTGCTAGGGGATTCAAGCGGCTGGAAAAGAGCAAGAAGTACAGGGCGATTGCGAAGGATAATGGATACGAGTTTCCGAAAGCGTGAGGGGATGGGATGCCAAGCTATAACAATTTTTTAGACCGTAAAGCGCAATATCGCAATGACTCGGGATTTGAGCCTTTGTGGATACCTGATTTTCTTTACGGGTTTCAATCTGCGCTAGTTGAATGGGCATTGCGCCGTGGTCGGGCGTTGATTGCGGCGGATTGCGGATTAGGCAAAACACCGATGCAGTTGGTATGGGCTCAGAACGTAGTGCAAAAAACAAATAAGCCCATCTTAATATTGACTCCGCTTGGGGTATCCGCTCAAACAAAGAGAGAGTCGGAGAAATTTGGAATTGAAGCTCAACGATCCAAGGATGGCAAGTTTTTAGCCGATATTGTCATCACAAACTATGAAAGTCTGCACCATTTCAATGCAGGTGATTTTATCGGCTGTGTATGCGATGAATCAAGCTGTCTGAAAAACTTCGATGGAAAGCGCAAGGCTGAGATAACGGAATTCATGCGCCGGATGCCGTATCGCTTATGTTGCACGGCAACCGCGGCTCCGAATGATTACATTGAGCTTGGGACCACATCCGAGGCTCTTGGCCAACTTGGACATATGGACATGCTTGGGAGATTCTTTAAGAACGATCAAAATACAGTAAAGCCGATGATTTACAGGCACAGGGGAATGAACTTTGCACAATTGGAAGAAAGGAATAAATGGCGATTCAAAAAACACGCCGAAATTCCCTTCTGGCGTTGGGTTTGTTCTTGGGCTCGGGCATTGCGGAGGCCATCGGATCTTGGTTTCGAGGATGATGGGTTTATTCTTCCCGATCTGATCGAACGGGAAACTATTATAAAAACCGATAGGCGATTGCCCGGTGAATTATTCATACGTCCGGCGGTAGGACTAAAAGAACAGCGACAGGAACGTAGAGTAAGTATGAATGAACGATGTGAAAAGGTTGTTGAGCTATGCGCGGGAAGTGATTATTCGGTTATCTGGTGCCACCTTAATGAGGAAGGGAATTTGCTCGAGAAGATTATTCCTGATTCAGTTCAAATATCAGGCCAAGATTCTGATGATAGGAAAGAAAATGTTTTTGTAGAATTTGCCAATGGGAATATTAAGAACCTCATAACCAAACCCAAAATAGGTGGATTCGGCCTCAACTGGCCCCATTGCAATCACGAAACATTTTTCCCTTCCCATAGTTATGAGCAATATTACCAGGGAGTGCGCCGATGCTGGAGATTTGGTCAGAAAAGACCCGTAACGATAGATGTCGTAACAACCGAAGGCGAATTAGATGTGCTTAAAAATTTGCAGCGCAAGTCGGAAGCGGCCGATAGGATGTTTTCAAATCTAGTAGCGTACATGAATGATGTCCTTAAAGTGGACAATGCGAGTTTTCTAAAACAAGAGGAGGTTCCAACGTGGCTGTAATGGAGCAGGAAATAACCGATAGGTACGCCATTTACCTCGGAGATTGCATTGACGTTATGCAAAAACTCAAAACAGAATCAATCCACCTTTCAATTTATTCGCCGCCGTTTTGTGGATTGTATCACTATTCATCTAGTGATCGAGATCTATCCAACTGCCGGGATTATGACGAGTTTTTTGAGCATTATTCTTATGTCATCAATGAGATTTTCAGGCTCACATTACCTGGCCGCATGACCTGTGTCCATTGTATGGATGTGCCAAGCGGTAACTGTGGAACGGACTATTTGATGGATTTCCCGGGCGACATTATCCGCGCCCACGATAAGATTGGTTTCAAATACATTGCCCGATACCACGTATGGAAAGAACCTCTTGGGGTACGTAATCGTACAATGGCCAAGAACCTTGCACACAAGACGATAGTCGATGACAGCTCCCGGTGTTCTGTGGCCTCGGCTGACTACCTACTTGTTTTCCGACGCAAGGGAGAAAATAAAGTTCAAATTAAGCACCCCATTGGATTATTGGAGTACGCCGGAGAAAGGCGACCGCCGGCGGAATTATTGCAATATCGGGGATATACCGGAAACCAGATTGAGAATCGCTTTTCACATTGGATTTGGCGCCAGTATGCCTCTGCATTTTGGGACGATATACGAATCGACCGAGTATTGCCTTTTAAGCAGGCTAGAGACGAAGAAGACGAGAAACATTGTCATCCGCTGCAGTTGGATGTAATTGACCGCTGTATTCAATTGTGGAGCAATCCTGGCGAGGTTATTTTAACACCATTCATGGGCGTCGGATCTGAGGCTGTAGGAGCAATAAGAAATGAACGAAAAGCCATTGGAATTGAACTCAAGCCGACTTATTTTAAGCAGTCTAAAAAGAACATTGCTTTCGCTATGGATGAGACTAAGGGAAACGGTGAATTGTTTCCGATGGTTACCGTGGAGTAATTGTCTGGCGATATGCCCCTATTGTCACCGACGCCTACGGATTCCCATCGGCAACCACGCCTTGACCTGCCCGAAGATCAAGGATAAATTTCTTGACTCCCAATCTCGGGATGGGGTAGAATTGTGATGCTGCTGTACGCTCCGGTTGGCAGCCGGGGTGCAAGAATTAAGGCGGGAGCCACCACTCCCGCCGGAACTTGGTGGGGTTCTATGTTGAAAAACAATCCTATTATAAAACTCCAAAACAGCAAAAATCCTGGACAATTATATTTGCCCGTAGGGTACATAAACAGAGAACTGATTTCTGTTAGAAATCACCGGTTTGTTATCGTGCGATCGGTTTCCGGGGAAAAACCAAAACGAATGTCACGAAGCGACAGGCGCACAGTGGTATGCCCTATCTGTGCCCGTAGTGAAGAATGGCGCGACGAGGCCATCGGTCGAAGAGGAAATGGGGTTTGTGGCTGCAAATCGCAGTCTTTTTCCGGGCTCCGTGCTGGTAATAGACAACATCGTTCCATGATGCCCAGCAAGCTACCTGCGTCCCGGTCACAAGTCGGTCAATTTATACAAATCTCAGTGTAACTCGTGGCTCACTCGGTTCAATAGCCTTTGGTGCTCTGTTTATAAATACAGCATCCAGCCTGTTTCGTAACTATTACGACGAGGGATGGTAGCTCTATGGAAAAAATAAAAGACATCTTAAATCAAATTGGTTTGTATAAAAATATGATTAAACCTATTGAAAACAAAGATTATGTGCCGAGTTTTAATATTTTGAAATGGCAGGCGAATTGCTGTGGTTATCGTTTAATTCCGAACTCTAATCAGAGGGATGAAATAGAAGATGAGACAGACACAGGAGAAGAATTGCCTTTTTGAGCAGTTCTGGAAAATATACCCGCGCCATGAAGTAAAGCTCAAAGCTCGTAAAGCATTCGAGAGGATTAATCCGAGTGAGAACGTGTTACGAGACATGCTCCAATGGATCGAGCAAGCCAAGTATTCGCAGCAATGGCAGAATCCGCAATACATACCCCATCCGGCAACCTGGCTCAATCGCCGACAATGGGAAGACGATGTTCCGCCGATTAGGGTATTTCCCGAGGATTTGATAGGGCTGTCATTGGAACCGGAAAAAGAACCATCCGATGAAGTCAGGGAAGCTATTGCGAAGAAGGCTAAGATGTTTGAGTTTTGAAGTACGAACGGTTCAAGCCATAGGAGGGAGTATGAAATGCCCGAAGTGCAAAAACGAGAACATAAAAGGTCGATTTGACGTAATGTGCCCGGATTGTAAGACATGGGTTGTTGAATGGCAGCAGGCCCGCATCGAGGAGCAGTAGGCTGAAATCGCAAGCCTCAAGGACGAGCTTGCCAAGTATAAGCCGAGGTGGCAAAGCGGGAATCCACCAGAGGATGGATGGTATTGGATTAAAGCGAAAACGCCTTATATGTGGCCCATTAAAGTTGACTTATATTTTACAATATATGATATACGATCCAAATGGGCCGGTCCTATCCAGCCACCGGAGGAGGAGTGATGGACAATGAATTGTGTCCAACTTGTGGACGAGCCCTATCTAGTAAGCCAAGGCGTATATGTCATCAGTGTTCTAGGCCAATTAAAAAGGGCGATAAGTGGGTTTTCTGCGGCGATGGAACTATAAGACATAGATTTTGTGATAATACGGATTCATATCATCCAAGGACAGAACCAAATGCACAGGAATAATTTACTTCTACCCGATTGTCTAAAAAAATATCCAAAATCAACGGGAGTTCTCGCGACTAGACTTGCAGTTCAAGAAGCCTCACGGGAATTAGAGGATGTGCTGAGGGATTGGTTTGAAAAGGATCGCATAAGAAGGCTTAAAACCTATGAAGCAGCGCTGCGATATGTACTAGATTAAATATTTATTCTTGGAGGGGCAATGAGCAGGGATAGAAATAGAGAAATAGAAGACGGTTTTGGATGTGCTGGATACGGATCGTTATCGCAAGAGGAAAAGGAGGTTGAATCCCTCCGAGCTGAGCTTGCACTG